CAAGTTTTTTTAGACCATTAATGAAACCTCCTTCTTTTCCAAAAAAGGCCTCTTTTAATTCTTCTAGCATTCTTGGCAAATCCTCTGCAATCGATTTTTGCATTTCTTTCCAAGTTTCACTATCCAGAAAGTTAAGAATTGCAAGAACAACCCCGCCCATTGCTAAACCTTTTAAGAAAGTCCATATTCCGGCAGTAGTTGCTCTTAATGGCTTAACAACCATACCTTTAAGAGATTTTGACATATTACTAAAGAAATCGAGTTGCTTTTTCCTGTTTAAAAGAGTCTCATTTTGTTCTTCTCTATCTTTAGACCCTCGCATATCAGGACTAACAAATGTTGCAATTCGTTGTAAAAAACTTCTCTGTTCAGTGTTGGCGCTCGTTGTCGCTGTAGTCAAATTATCTACTTTATCATCAATCTGAGTTACGCCTGATTCTCTAAGAAATGCCTGATTTTCTTGTAGAATAGCACGATCAGAAGCAAGTTCTGATGCATTCCTTTCAAGACCTGTTGTTATTACATTTGCTAGATTGTCAGATTTTTGACTGTTCTCTGCTCTTAAACTATTAATAGTTTCACTGAGTTGACTAGTTTGCTTAGAATCTTCCGTTCGTTGTTGAACAAGTTGGTTTTCTACTCTACCAAGACCTGCTACAATTTCTTCATCAGCCATTTGACTATCCTATTTTTTGCTCTTGGGTAATGCAGAGCCTGGTTTGCCAACATACAATCCAAAGAAGGCCGCACCGGCACCGACGATGGTAGATATAAATGCTGCCTGTGCATTAGTTGGATCAGACAATGACATGAACCAAACCGTTGCTGAGTAGAACGCATAGATGTATGCTATCATGATTAGCCTAGGAATTACTCTAAACTTATCCAACTGTCCCGCTATCTTATTAGACCATGTAGGCTCATCTTCTCCCGCACTAGGTACTAAATCAGACACTAATAGCTCGTATTCCTTAGTCGTTTCTGTTACTTGTACTTTATCGTCGGCCATTTATCTACTCCGTCGTTGTTCTTCTTCTATTCTTTCCTTTTCTTCTTCCAAGTATTTCATCAGTAATCCAATATATATTTCCCTTTCCCACGGTATCATATTTTCCAATTCAGTTAAACTATAATTATGATGCTGCATCATACCAAAATTGGTTCTATAATAGTTAGCTAAAGTATCATGAGAAAGGGCTAGACGAAAAAACTTTGCAGGCCCTCAATTGGAATCTCCACCTTTTTCTTTGTTTTCGGATTTTTCGCTTTAACTATATGTATCAATTTAGGCATGGTTTCGAAAAAAGTACCTACCTCCTCAAAATTTTGTGTTGACATACTTTCTATAAAAATGTCTAATTCTTTTTCTGACATATCAACTCTGTGATGAATAGTATCATTATCATGAATTTCATGAACACATCGTTTTATCATATCAAATAAAGAATTAGCCTGACTTTCATTACTAAATCCAGACATATCTTCAAAACGAGGATATCTCATTACTAAAGAAATGTCTTTTGTTAGTTTAATGACATTAGTGTGATCATTAGACATTTGTACATCAACTTCCTCTAAATTGATATCAACATCCACGCTAGTCTTTTCATCATCAGGGCATAGTAATCTAACAGTTACTTTTTCTCCAACTGATTTTCCTCTTATTCTCAAAAACATATATTCAACATCAAACACCGGCATTTTATAGGGGTCAATATCTTCAAGAATACAGTCACTAAGAATTTGAGCTAATGTGTGTTCAATTTGTTTATCATCTTCAGATTCTTGAGCAATCATCAAAGCTTTTTGCTCTTTTACAAGAAATGGTCTATATTTTATTTGTTCTCCTGTTGATGGTAAAGTTAGTTCGTAAGTTGCATTATTAAGTTTGGGTAACGCCATATTTTTTCATCCTTTATTATAAATTTCCCAAAACCCTTGGAATATTACGGCTAATATTCCGTGACACTGAGTTAATCGCAGTTTCAAATACTTCATTTAATAAATTACCTGATTGCCTATTTGTATCTAAAGTATCCCAATATCTAAAAGAAAAAGTTACAGGAGTTTTTATTATTTCATTATTTGAAGCATAATTCAAATCTATTGCTCCAATTGTTTTGGGAAATGCATCAAAAAGTTGTATTCCGTATCGTCTGTTGTCTTTTCTATCTAATAGATAAATTTCAATTGTGCTTACATAATCTTTATGATACTTTATATTCCAAGTTCTATCATTAAATGCTTTCCTTTGCCAGTCCTCAAAAAATGCTCTTTCAGCCAACCCTGAGCTAGACTGAAACATCATAGTGATATCTTCTGCATAGGTCACACCATCAACAATTTGCCTGACAGGCCCATAAATATTTGTGTCATCCAAAGTGTTTAGGTTTCGGCCTGGAAGAGTTACGGATTCACATCTCAAAGAAATGCTGCGCTTATCCGAGCCCCCTGTTAAGAAGCCTTCCACAAAACTTTCAAATACACTAAACAATCCACCACCACTGCTAACCGGGCTTGGAGCAGGAGTAGGAAGTACAACTTCAAATCTATTTGGGTGTGCATATCCGTCATCAGAATTAAGGTGGCCCAATATATCATTTAAAACACCATATGCAGCACCTTCTATAAAATTAGCTAATTTTGCCATTAGATGAACCTCCTAGAATCTCTCCAAACATCATTTTCAGAACCCTTTTTAAATCTATGTACAGGTAGAAGTGCAGCAATTACAAATTCATCTGGATCAATTTTGCGAAATTGCGATTTTGTATATCCAGACAAATATTTATGTATGGTTGGCTTAACTAAATTTACATTTTTTAGATCACTATAATTAACATTTAAAACAGTAGATTCATTAAAGTCAGAATTGCTAGTAAAGCGTTTCAATTTGTCAAGAAGTCTAAGTCTTGCTGGAATTGGTAAATAATGAAAATTGATACCAAAAAATCCACCAGCAATGCCTCCTAATGGAAGAACCAAAGGAAAAGAATCATAATAAGGAAGCGTCTTCTTAAATTTTGGGTCATAGAAGAACATATTCAAACTACCAAAAAATGGTGAGCCTGACCTTCTACCATCTCGAATTAAATCCAATGCGCCAGGCTTACCAAACTCTGCAATCTTTTTCCTGTACCATTGAATTGATCGTGGCTTGTCTTTAGCCTCATCCTTAACCGCTCGAATAAAATTTGATACTGCCATATGACTATTTATATGTAATGTTAAGATGATCCTCTGTTAAAATCTTAAATTCCATATCATTATTATTGCACCATTCTGTTGCATATTTCCACTTGGCTTCATTAATGCCCCATGTCTTGACTTCATTAAGCCACCTTTTAGTCCTTCTCTTTGGTTCTGTTGTTGGAGGCTTACATTGCTTTTTGGGTTTTACCTCTATGATAAACTTCTTAGTTGATTCATCATGCTGCTTTATCTTGATATAAAAATCTGGAAAATATCGGTGTATTCTTCCATCTAAAGGAGATAAATAGGGTATAATGATTTCTTCACTTCCCCACTCAATGACAGATTTGTTAGTATCGCAATACACCATGAACTTGCGCTCCCACAGAGAGCGGTAAATGATTCTTCGGGAATCACCTTTATACTTTTTGGGATTTTTTGCTATGTATCGACCTTTGTAAGACATTACTTATAAATAGTATATATAAGGATATTTAGACATGGCATTAGATTTAAAAAGTGTTGTTCGTAACCAAGTTGCTTCACGAACAAGTCGAGGCCTCAAGGCCGGATTAACAAAAGTTACTGGCAATATTCTTGGCAGTGCGTTAGGTTCTGCTTCTTCTTCTGCTGCTGCTAGTTTATCAAATTTTAATTTGGGTTTTGCCGATAGTGGTCCATTTTCAACAAAAATGCTTAGTTTTCCAAATGATGTTGCCGGCGATCCTGCTCAGGGACATTACATCAATTTTTCAGTTTATGAAAATACACCAGCAAAAGTAAGCGCCGGTGAAGTATCAAAAAAAGTGAACAAACTTTCTAATCTCCTAGACACTGATGTCTTAGACTTACAAGGCGGTGGCGATCAATATATTGCAGACTTGGAAGGGGCAGCTAAAAGAAGCTTGGAAAGAGACATCCTGGCCGGCAGTAGAACCGGCAATCAAAAGATCAACAGACAAAACTCTATTCGGCTAAGAAGGAACCCAACAAATCGTATTGGAGGAATTATTTCACTTTATATGCCGCCAAATATCTCTGTTAGTTATAATGCAAACTATACAGATGAACCAGTTGGTGCTATAGCAGAAACAGGCTTGGCAGTTGTTGATGCCCTCGACAGCAAAAACCCGGGCGAGGAAATTACCAAGGCAATCGCCGAGGGCGGCACTCAAGCGTTAAGACAACATATTCTTGGTCTTCTTAATGCCCCCTTTGCGGGAGCTAGGGCACTGTATGCAATCCAGCAGGGCCAGGTCATTACTCCACGTTTGGAGCTAATGTTTACAAATATGGCCCGAAGAAATTTTTCTTATACATTTGTGTTTATACCAAGAGATTTAAGGGAATCTATATCAGTGGAGGATATTGTTAAGGAATTCAAAGTAAACATGGCCGCAGATTTTGATGAGGGGAGGGGCACAATTGCTGGTATGCGAACAATGGGCATACCTAATATATTTAAAATAGAATATATGTATCAGGGTGGGAAGAATGCACATCTTAATGAAATAGGATTTTGTGCTCTTAGAAATGTAGAAGTATCGTATGGTTCAGACAGATTTGTATCATATGAGGGTGGGTATCCACAAACAACTAAATTAACTTTAGCTTTCACTGAACTGGATATTGTTACCAGAACTATGATTAAAGAGGGAAGATAATTATGTATTTTTCAAAATTTCCCTATATTGTATACGACTCAGTTGGAAATGGTGAATTCAAAATTGTGACAAATTTATTGAGAAGGGTTGCGATTAGATCAAAGATTAAAGCCAATACTCTATTCTTTGATACCTATGATGTTAAAGAAGGTGAAACGCCTGAAATGGTTGCTCACAAGTTGTATGGTGATCCAGAACTGCATTGGATTGTTCTATTGGTTATTAATGTCACAGAAAGGTATCATCAGTGGCCAAAAAATACCAATCAATTTCTTGCATATATCAACGACAAATACAGCAATGTTGACGCAACGCACCATTATGAGATATCACAAGTATCTGGGGATACTACGATTAAGATAGATATCGGCACAGATAATACTGGACATTCTGGTGCTTCTGCTGTTACTAATTTTGAATATGAGGAAGCACTAGAGGACAAAAAGAGAAGCATTAGATTACTTGATCCATCGTATATAGGGCCATTTGTTGCTGAATTTGAAAGTCTAATGGAGGAAAGTGTTTTATAATGGCTGAAGCTTTACAATATGCTGGTGATTATCTTATAGAAAAATTAGAACTTGTTACCAGTGCTGGAACACCAATTGATCTTCGTTCTTTGTATATGGGATTAACTCTATATGAAGATATATTTTCATTAACAGTTACCGGCACACTCACAATACATGATTCCACAAATTTAACATCATTGGGGCCCATAATAGGTCAGGAGTATTTGTATATTAAAATTAGAACTCCCTTTGATAATACTGATGGCAGTACAACTATAGATTTTTCTGAAAATGCATTTATTGTGCATTCTATAGTTAGAAGAGAAGCTGTTGGTGACCGCATTCAGGTAATTGTAATGAGTTTTGTTAGCCAAGAGTTGATTAAAAATCAAAGACTTAAAGTTACACAAAGCTTCACTGGTTCTTGGTCAGATATTGTTAAAAAAGTAATGACTGATTCAAATATTCTAAACAGTAAAAAAGAAATTACCATAGAACCAAGTGCAGGGATAAAGAAATATGTTTCTCCAAATATAAGGCCACTTGATATTATCACTCTCGCAAAAAGACAGGCTGTTGCTGTATTTAAAGGTGAGCCCACATATTTATTCTATGAAACCCTGAAAGGATTTAATTTCAAGACTCTTGCGAGTTTATATAATGACCCAGTTCAATTAACATATTCTGCAATGACTCCTGGCGCTAATTATCAGGATGGCGTACTTGATATTATGAAAGAAATAAGCAATATTATTGAATTTAATATAGTTGCTAATAACGATAACATTGCAAATTATCGAACTGGTATGTATGGGTCAAAATTAATAACTCATGATATTATCGGTAAAACTTATACAACGAAGGTATATAATTATCTTGATAATTTTGGAAATGAGCATCATATTGTTGGCGGCGTCAACCAAGGAAATCAAGAATTTCCTCTTGCTAGTGAAATACTTGTAACTGAGGAAGGAAAGCGGGTTTCTGATTTTGCGGGAAGAACATTCCTGGCTCCAACATCTCTTGGTAATGGTGGTGCTGATTCTCAGCATCAGACAAAAAATAACACAACCCCCTATATGGCAAATGATCCTCACAAATGGCTACAAAGAAGAAATTCTCAAATGATACAATTAGAGAATGCACTTAATTTAACTTTAGAGGTGTGGGGAAATACACTACTTACTGTTGGGAATAAGGTAGCAATCAATTTACCTTATATGGCTGCTGTTGAATCACCTGACGGCACAAAAACGGATAAGTTTTATAAGGGCCCGTTTTTGATTAAAAAAATTCGGCATGATTTTACTCCCATTTCTTCACCACAAAAACACAAAATGTATTTAAGCCTAGTTAAAGATTCTTTGGAAGAGGAATTGTCTGATGCAGGCCCTATAGAACCGTCAGCAAAATCTAAAAAAGTACAAAGTCAAGAATATCTGACATAACTAAAAGGAGGTTCACAATCAAAAAAAACTCTCGTACAATATCCAACAAACAACAAATGAAAAGGGAAACCAAAATGGCTAAGACCAAGAATAGAATCAAAAGAATGACTTTCCAAACTCAAGCCCGCAAGTACGAACCACTTTCAGAGAATGATAAATACATCATAGAAGCCGTAGGATATAGAAAACAAGAGTTAAGAGGGCGACTTAATGAAGACATTTCAAGAACTACAGGAGGGTCTGTACGACCCCAATATATTTAAGGCATTCTTTCTCGCCGGTGGTCCTGGCAGTGGTAAGTCATATGTTGCTGGCAAGGCTACCGGCGGTACTGGACTCAAGATGGTTAATTCTGATCCCGCATTTGAGCATCTATTAAAGAAGGCTGGACTGTCTCTGAAAATGCCACCAGAAGAGTTTGAACGTAAAGAAGTAGTACGAGGCAAAGCAAAAGCAATTACTGCAAAGATGAGAGCAAATTATCTTGAAGGTAGGCTTGGCCTTATCATTGATGGTACAGGTAAAGATGCAGATAAAATACTGTATCAGAAAAATATGTTAGATGGGCTAGGATATGACACATATATGATTTATGTGAACACTTCTGTTGATGTTGCATTACAACGCAATGCAGAACGGTCACGGTCACTTCCAGATGATGATGTTGTTAAAATGTGGAAATCTGTTCAGAACAATATAGGTCTATTCAGTAACATGTTTCGGGGCAATCTTATCATAGTTGACAACAACAATGCTGGTGAGGACATCCTAACGGGTATCTATAAGCGAGTTAAGGGGTTACTTCGCAAGAAAGTTCAGAATACCCGTGCAAAGAGTTGGATGGCGTCAGAACTCGCCAAGAAACAACGTCGATAGACCATCACCTAGACATTACACCGTATGTATGCCCATTTACCTTTGTGAGAACAAAGCTATTGATGGAGCGCATGAAACCTGGCGAGGTAGCAGAAATACTACTTTCTGGTGGTGATCCCCTAGAAAATGTGCCCAGAGCGATATGGGAGCATGGATATGAGGTAATCTCACTTGAGCCTGAAAGTGACGATATCTACAAATTAATCATCAAAAAACCACCACCTGTTGCAAAAATGTCACACTCCTGAATAAAATTCAAAAATATGCATTTTCCTGTTGACAAATCCTATTGAATATGCGACAATAAGGTATAGTCAGAAATAAGGAAATAGACATGACAATAAAAGAGTTTATGGAATTGATCTGGGCATCTGAAAAGATGTTTATCGTGTTACCAGATGGTAATACTGGTTTCATAGAGTCTGTACGGTGTAAGTTCGGTACTGATCTTTCGGCGATGATTGAGGTTTGTGGTGAGTTAAAAACCTTCAGTTGTGAAGAGCTGTTTGTGGGTGGTGCAGAAATTGTCTAACGAATTCAACTTCTTACACCCAAAGGTATCCGATAAGGATATAGAGCTTTTCGGGTTCACTGATGCACCAAATTGTTTCCATATAGAAGATGTTTGGATCATGGCCCATGTCATGCATATGGCAGGGGTCTTCCCTAGTGTGGGAATCGCCCGCAAAAATGGGTGGAATAAGCCCATTCCAGACGGATTTTCGGAGTTTACCGTGGGTAAGGCGAAGAAAAAAGTTTGGATTCTCAATGAAATCAAGGACTTATGAGGTACGATTTTCCTTGACAAATCCTTCTGGATATGCGATAATAAGACATAATCGGAAAAGAGAGAGAAATCAATGCACACAGCTAAAGTAGTTAAGGACGATTGGTTTGCCACTAAGAAGTGGTTTATCGTGCTGGGCGATGGATACGTTGTCAATACCGTTGGTTACAAGACCAAGAAGGCCGCCGTTGCGGTGGTTGAAGAGGCCGGTTGGACGGTTGTTGGTGAATTTGCAGGTGTTGTCGATAAACCCTATGCAGTCGCCGCCGAGCTGGTGAGGACCAAATAGATGGTATCACGGATTGATTTGGACAAGGGTGTAAACCTTGGGTTCGAAGAAAAAGAGGGCGATCTGATCGGTCGGCGGTGGGGATACGATATCCACTGCAAAAAGTCCGCTCGGGAAATCACCGTAAATGTGTATGATCGGACAAAATTCAAGATTGTTGCCGATGAGCTCCATCATCGGACTGTTGCATATCTGGGTTTAAGTAAGCGGAATGGTGCCTGGCATGTTGATCTGGTAGAGGTCGATTCACGGTATAAGGGTAAGAAACTTGCCAATAAGTTGTATAGGTTCGTACTCAAGACCCTTGGAATCACCCTGATGGCCGGTTCCTCGCAGTCTGTTGGTGGTCGGTACATCTGGAATACCCTCGCTAAAGACCGGCATGTTACGGTATACGCCAAAAAGGGTGTCTATTCCAATGTTATTGACTTCCCCAAGACTGGAAAACGGGAATTGATTGGAAATCTGTTCAATTTGTATGAAACCAAAGCTGCGATATATGCGGTTGCTGCGTAAAGGAAAGAATTGTTA